ATAGGAAATGATTAATCATGAAAAGAGTCTTATCTGTTATAGTTGTGAGCTTAACAACTTCTATTGCTCTTGCAGATAATTGCCATAGAGTAAGAGCAATCAATTGTGTTGCTCCTGTTAAAGCAGTAGTACCTGTTGTAGAAGTTCAAAGGAATCATTATTATTCAATTGATTCTTATTATCAACAATCATTGCTTGCAGATGCAATTGTTGGTAGATTTTTACAATTACAGATGAAGCATCAAAATGGAACACAAAGACCTACCACTTCGGATAATAGTAATAATAATATTTCTACTATTCCTAATGGGGTCCCTAATGGTAATATTTTACCAATAGGAATTAGTTCTTATCAAAATTCTGATTTAGCATCAGCACTAAAGAATAATTGTGCTAAATGCCATGATGGTAAGACGAGAACTGCTTTCTTATCTCAAGATGATAAAATTTTGGATTTACCAAAATACAAAGTACTTGAAGTATATCATCTTGTCAATACAGGTAAGATGCCAAAAGCAGGGCCACCATTGGAAGACAAGTTCATGCCATTACTGGACGCTTGGGTAGGAGGAAGCAAATGATTCGTAATCTTTTCTTAGCAATCTTGGCTTTGGGAGTAATTACTCCATTTAGTCAAGCAAGGGCACCAGTTGTTGCTGTAAGGGCACCAGTTGTTGCTGTAAGAGCACCAGTTGTTTTCCGACAACGATTTATTGCTCCTATATTTATTGCTCCGCAACAATTTGTTGCTCCGATTCCGGTACAACAGTTTGTTCAACCAGTACAACAGTTTGTTCAACCAGTACAACAGTTTGTTCAACCGGTACAACAATTTGTTCAACCTCAATCGACTTGTGGTTTTGTGGTTCGTCAACGGTTTATCATTACCCCATAACGCCTGGTGGGGTGGGAGGGTCCTGGGTTGTAAAGACCCAGGACTCCTTTATGCATGTTATACAACAACTTATTGCAGAGAGAGTAGCATCTGGTTTAAAGCGTAAAAGTGTCACATCTTGTTCAAGATGGGCAAGTATGTATAGAGTTATGGGTTCGCCATTTCCTGGACCTTGGACTTTTAAGTACCATCCTTGGTTAAAGGAAATGCATGATTCTAATACTGATATGAATGTTGGACAAAAAGCAGCCCAGATGGGCTATACAGAATGGGCACTTAATACAGCTTTTCATGCTATTGATGTTAAGGGTATATCTGTTTTATATGTTCTTCCTGCAAAAACTCCAGATGCAACAGACTTTAGTGCTGCTCGATTTGATCCTGCACTTGAAATGTCTTTGCATCTATCAAAGCTTTTTTCAGATGTCAAAAATATTGGTCACAAAAGAGCTGGGACTAATAACTTATATATTCGTGGTTCTAAATCACGATCTTCATTGAAATCTATTCCGGTAGGATTATTAATCCTAGACGAAGTGGATGAAATGTTACAAAAGAATGTTACACTTGCTCTTGAACGTACAGCTGGGCAAGTACAAAGACAGAATTTATTATTATCTACTCCAACGATTTTCGATCATGGGATTAATCTTTATTATAATATTTCGACTCAAGAACATTTCATGTTCAAGTGCCCAAAGTGTAATAAATCAACTGAATTTGTATTTCCTGATTGTTTGGTAGTTACTGGTGAATCGTTAACTGATATTAATTTGGAAAATTCTTATATTCAATGTAAAGAATGTAAAAATAAATTGTGCGATAAAGATGATTATAAATACAAACATACCTTCCTCTCAACCGGGAGATTTGTCCCAACACACAAGCAACGATCTATACGAGGTTTTCATGTTAATCAATTATATTCTTCTGCATTGGCTGGAAACCCCGTAGAACTTGGGTCCAAATATCTAAAGTCATTAACTAATCCAGCAGATGAGCAAGAATTCTGGAATAGTTCTTTGGGATTGCCGCATGTCCCAGAAGGTGCAGCAATTGACGATACTCATTTAGATGAGTGTAGAAATATCAATCCTTATAGGAATGGTAAGATTAAGCCTCATGGTTTAATTACAATGGGAGTAGATGTTGGGAAATGGTTACATGTCCAGATTGATCGTTGGACATTACCAGAAACTCGTTATTCCAGTGATTGTAATATCGAAGCCACTCCTAAATGTCTTTTCTTTACTAAAGTAAAGACTTTCGATGAATTGGATCGTTTGATGTTCGAGTGGAAAGTGAATTTTTGTGTAATGGATGTTCAACCAGAAAGACGCCCTGCATATGATTTTGCTTGTCGATTTCCAGGTTTTGTAAAATTATGTTTTTATGCTAGAGGAATATCGGGCAAGCAAATGCACGCAATGAAAGATAAGTCAGAAGATTATATGGATGAACATACAATAAATGTCGATCGTACATCATGGCTTGATCTTAGATTAGGTCGGTATCGACGAAAAGCAATTCTAATTCCTATGGATTTATCTGAGGAATATAGAATAAATCTAAAAGCTTTGGTACGTTTGACTGAACTTGATAAAGATGGTAATCCTATAGCAATTTATAGGAAAGCTGATAATACGCCGGATCATTATGCTCACGCGAGCACGTACTCAGAAATTGCTTTACCGTTTGCAATTGGACTAGGTGCCCCTAAATCAATAAATGTAAGGTGACATACCAATGGAAAATGATTTCATGATAGAAAGGGTATGTCACCCACACTATACAGAAAATATTTTGGAATGGTTCAAATGGAGAACTATAAAACAAGGTGGCCAAAGATTTATTAATCAATATTTAGAGCAATTGCCAAAAGAAATGGAATCTGATTTTGAAAAACGTAAGAGTGGTTCACCAAATCCAGCATTTGCAAAGATGGCTTTAATTGAGATTAAAAACTCAATTTTCCAACGTCTTATAGATGTTGTAAGAACAGGTGGTCCAGATTCTTATCAGCTTGCTGTAGAAAAGGATGTAGATTTTAAAGGTAGTAGTATGAATTATTTCATGGGGGAATTAATCCTTCTTGAATTACTTTTTATGGGGAGAGTAGGTATTTATGTTGATAAGCCTCCTTTACCTAATAATACATTATATGCTGCCAGAACAGTTAGACCATACATGTATTTGTATGAAACGGAGGATATAAAGTCTTGGTCGTATGCAGATCAAAATAAAGGAGAATTTAGTAATATTCTTTTGAGAGATTATGTATTTGCATATGATAAGAAGACTGGTCTTCCAGGAGGACAAAAAGACCGATACAGACATTATTGGATTTCTGAAGGACAGGTATGGGCACAATTTTATAATCAATATTACAATACACAAGCACAAGCTATAAGATATGCCCCTGAGTCAGAGCCAATATTATTAGGACTTGATAAGATACCGTTTCATGTTCTTGATATTAAAGAAAGTCTGCTAACTGAAATTGCAAATTATCAGATAACACTTTTGAATATGGAATCAAGTGATAAAAAATTCTTTTTAGAACATAATTTCCCTACGTATACTGAACAATATAGTCCAAGAGCTTTTTCAGAGCATCTAAGATCACCTACTACTGAAGGAGAGAAGTCTACTGATGGTTCAACCAGAACTGTTAATTTAGGGATGGGTACAGGTAGACAATATCCTGCTGGTACAGAGAGACCTGGATATATCAGTCCTCCTTCTGATAATATTAAAGTCTCAATGGAAAAGCAGCAGCAGATTAAAGAAACTATCAGATTGCTTGTTAATCTTGGATTAACAAATTTGGAAGCAAGTCTAACATCTGCTGAAGCTAAAGGAATTGATGAGCATGGTTTAGAATCAGGATTAAGTGCTCTCGCTCTTGAATTAGAAAAAGCAGAACGTAGAATAGCAGAATTCTGGTGCTTATATGAAGGTGTTAAAGAATTTCCAACTATTAAATACCCAGAAAAATATGATTTAAGACCAGATGCCGATAGACGTAAAGAAGCAATAGAAATTGCTGCCCTTATTCCAAAAGTAGCATCTGTCGAGTATCAAAAGAGAATGGCTAAGCGATTGGCAGATATTATGTTAGGTGCTCAATTGTCTTATGACGAAATGGAAAAGATTTATAGACAAATTGATTCTGCTCCATTTGTTGTAATTGAACCAGATGTATTGGATAAAGATCTTGAAAGGGGATTAATTAGTAATGAAACGGCTTCTAAAGCTAAAGGATATCCTGAAGGAGAAGTAGAAAAGGCTGCTGATGAGCATGCTAAGCGTCTTGAGCGCATAGCTATATCTCAATCTGAAGGAATTGGGTCAAATGTACCAAACCCAGGAGCCAGGGGGCTTAAAGATAAATCAGACAATCCAGGTGAACAAGCACGTCAAGAGAAAACTGAAAGTCGGGATAACACGAAGAGGGGTGACGTGCAAGATAGAACCAGAGGTCAAGGCAAGGAAGTGTAATTATTATGGCTATTGAACGCTTTGCTAATTCTGCTGCATCTATCTTGGCTAGTGATATTAATGGATCTCAAAGCACTTTAGTAGTTGTTTCTGCAATTACTTTCCCTGATTCTGGTGATTTTAGAATTATAATTGATTCTGAAATCATGAAAGTAATTGGGGTTTCAGGTAATACTTTTACAGTTACTCGGGGAGCTGAAGGTACTGCTGCCACTAATCATTTCTCTGGTGCAGATGTTGTAGCGATACTTAGTAAAGAAGCATTAGCAGCATTCAGAGCCAATACGATTCAGTTAGGCCAGTTTTCTCTTCGTGGGAATCCTGGACTAGCTGGTCGTCTTTATTTAGGAGATAATGACTCAGGTGTATCTGCTGTTGATGATGGAGTTAATTGGAATCCATTTGGATTGTATAATTTCAGATTAACAGCAGTACAAGCTACTGATTTTACTCAAATATTTAATGGTGGCGGTGGCGCCACTTTTACTCAACAAGGTCATTCGATTTTATTTAATAGTCCAGCAAACAATAATACAAGTATATTTGCTAAAGCATTACCAACTGAACCTTTTACATTAACGGTACAATTTAGTTGTCAGCATATACCTGTAAGTCCTGGTTTTGTTATGCAAGGCTTGTGTATGCGTGGGGGCAATAGTGCTATATGTTTTGGTTGGCAAGCTAATGGTACTAATAGATTTTTTGCTATTAGCAATTTCACTGGAGCATCATTTAATTATGGTGCTATTGATTATAGAGCATTTACTAGTGGTAATTTTCCAGAAAATCCTAAATTTTTGAGAGTCTTTCAACCTCCTACAGGTACTAGAATTTGGAGTTTTTCAGTAGATGGGATCAATTGGATTCCATATTTGTCCCATCCAAGGAATACAGGAACAGGTATATCTGGACCTACGCATATTGGTTTCTTAATTAGAAATGATACAATTAATGCGAATCCAGCTCAGACAATAATTAGAAGTTGGGAGGAAGATTAATGGCTCTTAGATTTATGGACGGTTTTGATCATTATACAAGTGTTGCCAATGGTGGCATAAAATGGAATACATTTAATGCTTCCTTAGCTATACAAACAGCTGTAGCTAGGAATGGTAATTCTTTGAAAGCAGACAATGCAAATAGGAATTTTGCAAAAACTTTAGATAATCAAGCAACATGGATTATTGGGTTCGGTTATCAATTGTCAGCTTTAAATCAAATTAGATTAATAGAACTTATTGATGCTGGTACTACTCAATGTGCTTTAAGAGTTAATACTGATGGTACTTTGGAAGTTGTAAGGGGCACTACTACTGCATTGAATGCTTCAGGGAAATCTAGTTTTTCTCTTCTGACAAATACTTGGTATTATATCGAATGGAAAGTTACAATTGCTGATTCTATTTCAGCTAATACTTGTAAAGTTAATGTTAACGGAGTTAATTGGATTAATGTAGATGCTGCTCAAGATCTTAAAGCTGGGAGTAATGCATTTGCTAGTAATTTATCATTTAATACTAATGCTAGTACTATTATGAATATTTATTATGATGATATTTATGTTCTAGATGGTACTGGTTCGGTTAATAATGATATTCTCGGTGATTCTAGAGTGGAAACTCTATTTCCAAATGCTGATGGAAATTATAGTCAATGGGATGGTTCGGATGGAAACCAGATAAATAATTATTTACTTGTTGATGAAACTAATCAGAATGGTGATACTGATTATGTTGAAACATCTACTGTAAATAATATTGATACTTATAATTTTGGAAATCTCAGTTCTACGCCTACAAGTATTGCTGGTATTCAAATAAATACTACTGCTGAAAAGACGGAAGCTGGTGCAAGAACATTTGCGAATTTAATTAGAATTAGTAGTACAGATTATCTAAATTCTAATAATTTTAGTCTATCGCAAAATAGTTATATTGATTTCTTGCAAATATATGAACAAGATCCCAGCACCAGTGCAGCATGGGGGGTAACAAACATCAATGGTGCAGAATATGGTTATAAGTTAACTGCTTAATTCTCTTAAATGATGTGAAATCATGGCAGGACGAGTTACACAAATAGTTGTGGAGTCCTTGGAGCAACTGACTCCAAAAAGTCGTGTAACTCAAATAGTTATAGAGACTTTGGAGAAATTAACTCCTAAGGCTCGAATAACTCAAAGTGTTGTTGAGATTTTACGTAGAACAAGCGATAAAATAAGAACAACACAAATAATAGTAGAAGTTCTTCGTTCTACTTCAGGGGCTGCTTCTTTTGATGAATCTGTCAGTTTTAGCTCTATTGCAGGATTTACTAGAGCTATAATGATTAATTTTGACCCTTCAGTATCATTTACTTCAATTGCAAATGTTACATTTAATGAAGGGACAATTACTTTTAATGCTACTTTAACTTTAGCAGCTAATGCTAATGTTATATTTACTTCTACAGGTAATACGTATGAACCATCAATAACTTTTGTAGCTATAGCAAATATTATCACTGATCCAATTAGTGATATTCTTTTTGCTGTAGGTCAGGGGATAATATTCCAAGCTGGTGTAGTTAAAGAAGCTTCTTTAACTTTTATAGCTGATGCTGAAGTAATTTTTGATGGTCAAAGAGGCTTATTTGTACTTTTAGTTTTATCGAATTTTAGTCATATATCAGAACCTTTACTTGGTTTTGATGCTATATCAAGTAGTCATGAACATAATCAATTATCAGGTTATAGTACAGATTGCCAAGTATCTTTTAATCCTGTACTAACATTAATAGTAGATGCAGATGTAACTTTTGTAGTAGATGGAACATTTGAGATATTTATTCAGTTCTGTGTTCTTAATGGTGACATTAAGAAAATACCAGAACCATTGCCAAGTTTTGATGCAATATCAACTTGCAATGAATCTGTGACTTTTCCAGAGATATTTACAGCTAATAATGTTGTAGATGTTTCAGTTATTTTTTCATCAACAGCTGGTTTTACCACAATAGGTGGTTTTGCATTATTTGATTCAATAGTATTTAAAAATTATACATCAATACCTGATCCATTAAATAGTTTCGATGCAATTTCTAGTTCTGAAACACTATCTTCATTTGATACAGTATTAGATGTAGTATTTGGACCTGAAGTAACATTAAATGCTTTTGCAACCATTACTTTTGTTTCTTCTGAAAATACGTTTGAACCTTCTATAATATTTTCAAGTACAGCTGGATTTATACTTATTCCTAATAATGTAATAGACACTACATTACTATTTTCAGTAACATCTTTTGCTAATTTCGCTGCTGGTTTTATTATAGAATTTGAAATAATATTTAATGCCACACCAAATATAACTTTTGATTTATTAACTACATTTAATAATACTTTAACATTAAATGCTACTCCGAATTTACAATTTTTCCCTGGTCAAGTAATATTAAGATCTCTTGCACAGACATTACTTCTTACTCAAAGCCATACTCGACAACGATTAATTATACGTTCTCTAGAAACCATAATAAATTTTACAAATACAGTAATAGCAGGTAAGGTATATGTTGTAGAAATAGAAAATGATTTAATTTTTACTCATCAAGCTATTAGAGTAATTGAAGTTTTTGCAAGTAATATATTATATTTTAATGCAATATATCATCATATACCCGAAAATTTATTAAGTCATGATGCAATAGCAACTCAAAATACTAATACGGAAGCTGAATATGATAAAATAATGTATAGGGAAACCGAAAATGAGCTTGAATTAGTTTCGATATTAAATCAGAATTTCGTATTTAAAGTAGAAGCAGATAATATTCTTGAATTCCAGACCACTTTTTATCAACTTATACCAATTGATAATGAAGTAATAGCTATACCAGATGTAACAGTTGTAAAATTACCTAAAAAATGTATTGTAACTCTACAAGTTGATAATTCTATAATCATTCTGCCTTGTCCATTACTTAATGATACTCAAAATTTGAGTGGTACTCAATTATTACAGAAGAAATCAGTTGTAAATGATCTTTATACCTATGCTAGACAAACTGATCTTCAAAAATTGAAGTATACATTCATTCTTGATAGAAAAAAGAGTAAAGAATTAAAGGTATTTTTAGCAAATAATATGACAATATTGATAAAAATGATTAATTGGAAGGGTGAAATTTGGTTAGTTAAGCTTATAAATACCGCTTTTGACTTAGTCTTCAAGTCAAGAGGAGAGAGGGTTGAAGTATTATTAGAATTTGAAGGCGTTAAGATTGCGGGTTAAAAATGATATACGACGAAAGTATTTCTTTTAACTCGACCAATCAATTCCAATTAAATTTGGAAATTATATTTGGTCCAACGCTGACTTTTTCAAGTCTAGCGTTTATGAGACCAAAATATCAAAGATTTTTTACTGCACAATTGGGTACACCTGAGAGTTATTTATCAAATTTCTCATTAGGTTTTAAAGGCTTAATATTTGTTGCTGAAGATGATACTACACATGCTCAAAATGGTATTATTTTTGAACAGACAGCAGAAGTAGCAGGAGTTTTTGCTCAGCACCCTGAACAAGAACTTGTCTTTATAACAGAAGCAACTTTTGTAAGGATTTATGGAAGAAATGTATTACATACATTAAATTTAAGTCAGATTGCTACATTTACTTATAGACCTGCAAAAAATACTATAGTATTTTCACATATAGTAAGTGTTTTGAAATCAAAGATTACTCCAGCATCTAATACATTATCATTTACTCAAAATGCAATTAAGGCATCAGGAAGTTTGTCTAATTTGTTTCCAATAAATACAACCAATTTTAATCATACTGTAACAAAAGCTAGATTAGCTTTTAAGACAACTGATAATGCTTTAGTACTATCAAGTATTGCCACAAGAGGTGATAAAAGATCAGGTTCAGATGATTTAGTATTAGTAGATTTATTAGATATAATGAGAGTAAGGAATAGATTAGCAGAAGATGAATTGGTTTTAGATCAAACGGCAGAATATAATGTGATTTATCAAAGAGAAGCTAATAATCTTCTAGAAATTAAAAATGGTTATTATAGATCTTTTACAGCTATCCCTGGTCTTGAGATAGATATTCCTGGGGCAATTGGAGTTGTACCAAAAAGATTAGTACAACTTAGAACTAATAATGCTTTAATTATTCTACCTAGACCAAAGTTAGCTGATACTCAAAAATTATCAGGAACAATTGTTTTTAAAAGATCTATAGTAAATAATTTGTACGTACATGTAAGAGATAATGAAATATATAGATTAAAATATGATTTTACTATAGATTATTTGAAAGCAAAAGAATTAAGGGTATTTTTAACTAACAATTGGGCAGCTTTAATAGATATGCTCAATTGGAAAGCTGAAAATTGGAAAGTGAAAGTGGCTAACAATCCTTTGGAATTTATTTATCGGAGTAGAGCAATGGAGGCTCATGAAAGAATAGAAGTAACCCTAGAATTTGAAGGAATTAAGGTGACTTAATGAATACAGAACTTTCTATGGGACCAATGTCCCATAATGTATATACTTTGGAGTGCTTTGAAAATTGGTACCGAATCCCTTTAATTGGTACTAAGCTTTTTAAACGCAAGACTCCGAAGTTAAAGTGGCGCGATAAGTTCCATAATCTTGTTGTGACTGCTGGACTTAATAAAGTCCTTGATGCTACGTTCAAGACTGGTCTTACTACTCCAGCTTGGTATGTTGGTCTTAAGGGTGCCGGTTCGGTTGTGGCAGGTGATACTATGGCTAGCCATAGTGGTTGGTCTGAGATTACTCCTTATAGTAACTCTACCAGACCTGCTTTTACTCCTGGTACTATTTCTGGGGGTAGTGTTGATAATGCAGCTGCTAAGGCAGTATTTAATATTAATGCTACTGCTACAGTTGTTGGTGCATTCTTGGCTGATGATAATACTAAGGGTGGAACTACTGGTACTTTGTACGGAGCAGGTGATTTTGCTGCTAGTCGGTCAGTAGCTTCTGGTGATACCTTGATTCGGGGTCTCTAAGCAGTAATGCTTAGTTGCAATTGGGCCATATGCTGGAATATCCGAGTATCTACCTGTACTCAATTTGAGTGAAAATCAGAGTAGTGCGGACAATCAGCAGGGAAGACTTTGATTTAAAATCAAAGAACCCTCAGAGACTGGATGCCCAACTCCTAGAAATAGGATGAAGTTACAGTCCGATCTATATGGCGACATATAGAAATAGGCAGAAATGTCCTATTCCTATGATTTACAATCATAGAGTAACAAAATGTGAATGTGACGGTCACATTGACACAATCGTAAAACTCTGTGTAAAATTGTCTTAACTCAATCTTATATTTTATAGGTAATTTTGTATGCTGATTTGTTCAAGTTGTGGTGAAACTAAGTCTGAAACTGAATTTCACAAGAATTTAAGTATTAAAGTTAGGGGATATAGTTGGTATTGTAAGACATGTATGAAAATTAAATATGATTCTAATAGATCAAATGATTATAAATCACGAAAGCGTGAACGAGACAGGAAGAAACGTAGAATTATGCTTCATTATTCAAATAATACTCTTACTTGTAAATGTTGCGGTGAGCATAGAATAGAATTCCTTACTATAGACCATATTAACAATGATGGCGCTGCCCATCGAAGGGAAATAGGACGTACACCACAAAATCTTTATAAATGGATTGAAGATAATAATTATCCAGAAGGATTCCAAGTACTTTGTTTCAATTGTAATTGTGCAAAGGAATACAGTGGATATTGCCCTCATGAAGAAGAACAAATGATTCAAGATCAAATAGATAAGTATGACTTGCCTCTTTTCGCTAATTTAATGGAGGCATAAATGGCTGTTGCAGTTGCACTTTTCGATAGAGTAAAGGAATTTAGTACCACTACTGGTACTGGTAATTTTACTCTCGCGGGTGCCCAGCCAGGTGGTTTCGAGACTTTTAATGCTAATGCGGGTGTTGGTCCGAAATTCTTCTACTGTATACAAAATGTAGTAGCAAGTGAATTTGAACTTGGTATAGGTTCTCTTTCGGGTGCTACTACATTAGTAAGAGAGACAGTATACCAAAGTTCCAATAGTGATAGCTTAGTTAGCTTTAGTGCAGGTACAAAGGATGTCTATATTCCTGCCGTTGCAGCATTTTTACAACCAATGACTGCAACAGGAGATATAATCTTTTGTGATTCTAATGGAGTTCCTGATAATCTTGCTATTGGATCTACTGGACATCAACTTACAGTTGTCGGTGGACTACCTGTTTGGGCAATAGATAATGTTAAGAGGATGACTGCTAATGCGACAAATGCTACTACCACGATGGCGAATTTAACAGATTTGTCAATAACATTAGTATCAGGAAAGAAATATACAGGAAGATTAGTAATTAAGTGTAATAATGATCAATCAATAGAAGGTATTAAGCTTGATTTTGATGGTGGAACAGTAAGTGTTAATGCTGTATGGTTTGCGGCAAGTGCTAAAGTTACTAGTGGTACAGTCGTTGTAGCAACAAATATAACAACTACACTTGCTGGTGATTTATCATTTACTACAATAACTGGTGAAACGGTAATAGAAGTAGAAGTTAGCATAGATGTAAATGCTGGTGGTACTTTTATACCGAGATTTGCTGAAGCTGCTTCTACTTCTGGAACTGTGACTGTTGAAACTGGATCTTATTTACATTTAAAGCAAAGTGATAATTAAATTTAAGAGGACTGTACTGTGGCAGCAGTATTAATAGCTGATAGAGTTAGAGAAACAAGTACAACTACTGGGACAGGTAATTTTACATTACTTGGAGCAGTGAATACTGATCATGTTTCATTTAATACTGCTGTAACTGTCGGTCCTTCTTTTTATTATGAAATTATATTAACTGGCGGTGGGGAATGGGAAATTGGAATAGGTCATTTATCCAATTCAACTACCTTAGTAAGAGATACTGTTAAAAGAAGCACAAATTCCAATAATTTAGTAAATTTCAGTGCAGGTACGAAAGATGTATTTATACCAGCACCAGTGGCCTTTCTTGCTCCTATGACTACTACTGGTGATCTAATTTATTTAGATTCTGGTGGGGAGCCAGCAAGATTAGGTGTTGGTACTAATGGACAATTTTTAACTTTGTCGTCTGGTATACCAGCTTGGGCAACTATTGCCCCTTTTGATGATGGAACTAATATTATTAAAGGATCGGCTGATCCTACGAAATTATTGAGATTTGAGATTGATGGATTCACTACTGCAATTACTAGAGTTATAACTCCACCAAATTCAGATATTAATCTTCCTGGTACAAATATAACAAATACTTGGACATTAACACAAACATTTTCTGTTTCACCTACTGCACCTTTTGGTAGTGGGGCTAGAACAGAGCGTTTTGGATCGGGGGCTGGTAATGATTCTGCTACAGGGGCTGATAATATATGTATCGGTCCAAATGCTGGTGCTGCACTTACTAGTGGTATTCAAAATATTGCCATAGGTAGGGATGCTTGTGGTATACTTACTTCTACTAGTAATAATATAGCGATAGGTTATCAAGCCCTAGATGCAACAAGTGGTTTAGCTGATAGAAATGTTGCAATAGGTACTGATGCTTTAGGTCTTAATCAAAGTGGTGATGATAATGTAGCAATTGGTTATCATGCTTTAGATGCTGCAACAACTGGTGGTAATAATGTATGTATAGGTACAGATGCTGGTGGTATTTTTACAACAGCTTCTAATAATATTTGTATTGGATATAATGCAGGGTCAGCTTTAACAACATCTTCAGGTGATAATGTAGCAATTGGTAGTAGTACTTTAAATGGAGGATCTGGAGTTGCAAATGTTGCTGTAGGTAAGGAAGCTCTTCAAGATTCTTCTGGTGGTAATAGTAATACGGCTGTTGGATATAGAGCTGGAGCAAATACAACAACAGGTGATGAAAATGTTCATATAGGTGATAATGCTGGGTCTAATAATCTTACTGGTAGTGATAATGTATGTATTGGGGTTGATTCACAAACAACGGCGTCAAATGTAAATGAGGCAATTGCTTTGGGGCATCTTGCACTTGCTCCTGGAAATACATTTGCCTTAGCTCCAGGAATTAATAGACAAATTCTTTATGGTACATCAAGTACTTCAACAAGAGAACGTTGTAGTTTTACTGTTTCTTGGGTTACAAGTACAGATGCATCACGCAAAGCTAGATTAGTAATAAGTGCTTGGGATACAGTTGAGAGAGAAGCTTTTCGCTGTGAAGGTAATGGTACTGTTGCTATTATTTCTTGGTTTGGTGCAACTGCTGTAGTGAAACAGACCTCTGGAGCTGATTTAACTAATAATGTTACTTCTGGTGGTACTAATGATACTATAGCAGATTTTACAGATTTAACTGTGTATGCTAACGATGCTGCTACAATTCGTAATGATATATATCAATTGTCAAGGAAGCTCAAGCAAATAAATGATGGTTTGCGTGCATATGGGTTATTTACGTGAAAATAAGAGCTCAAAATTGATCAGAAAGTCAGAGGAGTTAAATTCATGGCTGTTCAGAATTTATCATCTAAGAAAAGTAATTTTGTAAGTTACTGTAAAAATGCTACTACTCAATTTCTTGATTCTTATGAAAAATTAAAAGCTTTTAGACAAGAATGGACTTCTGAAGGTTATAGTGGGGCTATATCTCAAGATGATATTAATGGTGATAATGCTCATATAACTCCGGGTATTTTAGGGAACTTAATGAATACTTTTGATGTTATAGAGTCTTTAATAAATTCTAATACTCCTATTATTAGTGGTAATGTGGGATATTTAACTAATTTGTATAATATGAAACCTTGATTATAATTATAATGGGGACTTGATATGATAAGTGGCTCCCCAGCTTCTGTTAATTCTGTTTCTACTCTTTCTTATTATATTTTTGAAAATACTACAACTTTACCATCTACAAGTAATTTTGTATTAGATATAATAGTTACTTTTGAAACATCTATAAATTTTATAGCCATAGCTAATTTGACTTTTTCACCAGCAAATGTAATATTGGTTTCTGTTGATTTTATTAGTACAGTTAATATAATTTTTGTTGATTCTTTAAGTTTCGATGATTCAATAATTTTTATAGAAAATAATATAGTAAAGTTTTCTCCAATGGAGACTTTACTTGTAATTGCAGATCGTATTAAAGAATTTAGTATTACTATTGGAACTGGTGATTTTATAGTAACTGGTGCACAATCAGGTGGATTTCGAACTATTGATAGTGTTGTGAATATTGGAGAATATTTTCCATATTGTATTCAAAATACTACAAGTGATGAATTTGAAATAGGTGTTGGTAGATATATAAGTTCTAATACTTTTTCAAGAACTATGGTGGAAGTTAGTAGTAACAACAATAATATTGTAAATTTTAGTGTTGGTACAAAGGATGTATTTATTGATATGCCTGCATTTATTTTAGGGAATATAAATGCATTTATTTTAATTATTAGATAGGTGAAATATGTTCGGATTTGATGCTCTATCTAATAGAGCTATTTCAGCTCTAGTCAGTAATATATATTTTGTTTCTATTCCTTACACTGAAACTAATATTTATATCATAAATGTAGGTAATGTTTTAGATACCGCTATAGAGTTATGGTGAGTTATTATGGTTGAAATACTTCGAAATAATCCGTCTACGACTCTTAATGGTGCCATAAATTCTACTGTAACTTCTTTAATTGTAACTTCTGCAACTGGATTTCCTACTACTGGTGATTTTAGGATAAGAATTGATAATGAAATCATTTTAGTAACATCAGTATCGGGGACTACATTTACTGTTATTAGAGCCGTAGAAGAATATCAAGGAACTCAAACTGCTGTCTCACATTCTAATGGTGCAGCAGTAACTTTGGTTTTAAGTCAGCATGGATTGTCTGATTTTATTCAAGTTGAAACTGGTGGTATTACTATGGGTAGCTTGGGTACTCCAGCTACTCCGACTGTAACACCACAAGGAACAACTGGGGCAACTACTTGGACGTATAAAATAGTTGCCAAAAATGCTAGCGGTAATTCGACTGCGGCTGGATCAGCTGGATCAACTAGTACCGGAAATGCTACTTTGACTAGTAGCAATTTTAATAGAATAACTTGGATAGAATTAAATAGAGCCACAAGCTATGATATATATAGAACAGTAGCAGGTGGAACACCATCTACAATAGGTAAAATAGGCAATACAAGTAATACTACATTTGATGATACAGGTTTAGCGGGTGATTCTGCTACTGCACCATCTGTAGATAAATCATATTATAGTGGTGTTAATACTGCTACTCCAGGAGTTGAATGGGATGTAACTGGAAGTGGTAGATATTCGGTTGGTTTGGTTGTAGGTTTTGCTGGAACTCCATCAGCTGATATTATTCAAATAGGTGATTCAAATTTCTATATTGATTTTAATATTACTGCAATTGGACCTGGAATCAATTTCGATTCAGGGGATTATTTACAATATGATAGAGCCACAAACACATTTACTATCTTAACAGGAAGTTCTTCTAGATTTTCTCTTAATTCTTCAGGAGTAAATATATTTCAAGGATTAAGAGTAGGTTTTAGTGGAAATCCTGCTGCAATTACAAGATTAGAAGTAACAGATTCGACTTTTTATTTGGAAGTGCAAAGTGGTGTTTCAACTATTTTATTAGATACTGGAGATTATTTTAGTTATACTCGTAGTACTAATACATTAGAATTTTTAATAGGTGCAAATACATTATGGAAATCTACTTCATCTGATTTTGATTCAATTGCTGCATATAAAGGGATGTCAGTTGATTATAATACAGTTTCCAGTGATAGTTTTGGAATGTTATGGTATCAAGGAAATAATTCAGTAGCAAGAGCATATTATGTCTTTATGGATATGAATGCTCAGGCTTTTAGAGTAGTCGGAAATACAACTGGTTCAGAAGTTGAATGGGCAAATATAAGTGATACAAGTGGTTGGGCTGCTGCATCCGGCTCTCCATTTAAAGATAATATTAAGACAATAACACAGCAACAATTAAATTATCTTTTTAAGTCTATAATTAATGTTCCTCTTAGAACTTATAGACGTAGAGATGATGTTACACAATCGTTAGAATTTGGTATATTAGCTGAAGAAATATTACCAGAAATTCTCTCTGCAAAGAATAAAGAATTTATTCAACCAGTTAAATGGTTAGGTGTTCTTACAGCTTTGGTGCAGTCGCTTGCTGTAAGAGTAGCAAGATTAGAGGGGAATCCTATAGTATGGGAAGCTGAATTAAAATTAAGAGTAACTGCTGGAATGATGGGACGTGCGCGTGGTCTTTTTGATACTAGACAAAGATTCATATCTTCTAATGAAATGATTCCAGATCATTTCTTTTATGGGGAAATGTTTTTTGACTCTTTGTCTAATATAGGATTAGACGGAATAAATGATTTAAATCGGAATGTAGAATTGGTTATAGCTACGCTTGAATTTGGACCTGATGCCAATGTAGATGTAGAACCTACTATGACTTTTGATTCCAAGTCAGGAATTGACAATGAGTAGGAAATCATTATGGCCTACACAGGTATTTTGGGATTAAGTGGGCCAGGTGATTTTGCTTTAACTGGCTTAGATCAAGGTACAAATAAAGATCGAGTCACTCAATTAGTACTGGAAACATTAGCTAAATATACTGCAAAGGCTAGAATAACTCAATCAATAATAGAAGTATTATCAAGTAGAGCTGCAAAGGCCAGAATAACACAGCAACCTATAGAGGTATTAGCTAATTATACTGCAAAATCTAGACATACTCAAATAGTAATAGAAGTTCTTAGAAGTACTAATGATGTATTCAATGAAACTTTAACTTTAATAGCAAATGCAAATGTAATTTTTGATGTTGTAGGCATATTTGAACCAAGTAATATTTTCAATGCCACTGGTAATTTTATATTAGATTCAAATAATGATATAACAAATTCCTTATCTTTAATTAATATAAATGATTTTCAATTATCACCAGAAAATAATTTAATAACATTACTTTCTTTAGGTCAATTTGCAACTGATGATTGTATATCAGCAACACCTGTATCTGCATTAAATTTAAGACGAAGTTCTATAATATTTGAATATTCACATTTATTAGAAGCAACAATAATACTATGTCATAGATTACCACAGGGGGATTCAATAAGTTCATTTTGTATTTCATGCTTAAATAATAAAGAAATACCGAAAGCATTATTTGAAATTGCCAATGAAGTTTTTGATGATAATATAAATTTAGATTCAAGTGCTGGTTTCTTCCCTGAACTTAGAAAAAGTGAAATATTTTTTGCTGCAAGTGTAACTTATAATTTAAGTATTATATTATGTCATAGATTACCTGCTGGGGATGCAATTGGTTCTTTTGCTGTTTCTGAATATAAAAATAGAATAATACCTGATATTATTTTTGATTCTGATCTTAGTGCTAATTTCATTTTTAGAAGGACTCTGTCACCGATTGGTACCAGAACTGGTAGTCGTCAAATTCATCAATGGGGTTAATTATGGCAGTATTAAGAAAGAAAACCCCATATAGACGATTATTCGTGATGATTGATTCGAGTAATCATGTGGATGGTAAGATTGGTGCTAGTCCAGTAGTTATGTTAGGTAAATCAGGTGCAGCTTTTGCTTCCCCAGAAGGTAGTGTTAGTGAAATATCAAATGGTTGGTATTATATTGATCTAACTGTCAATGATACAAATACTATTGGAGATTTAGGGTATAAGATTACAGGGACAGGAGCCGATCCTACAGATTTTATTGATCAAATTGATTATTTTACAATTTTTGAGGAAGATTTAGATTTAGAAAGTATTAATGGGTTAACTTTTGCTTCTACACAAATATTTGGTCCAAGTATAACATTTGTAGTCACAGCAGGAAATAGTCATTCTATATTAGCTACATTTCAGCCAATAATAACATTTACTACTAATGTTAATATTATTTCAAATTCTGATGGTATTTTTGAACCACAATCAAATTTCAATAGTACAGCGGGTTTTATATTGGGACCAAATAATGTAATAGAATTAGCAACAGGTTTAGATGGAATAGCAAGTATAACATTTTTTGGTGGAACTGGTTTCTTCTTTTTATTGACTTTAAATGCAACAACTGATATCGGATTGGTAAATACAATGAAAATGTATCCTATAATAAGATACGTAGTGCATCAATGGATTATTATTTTTGAGGGAGAAGTAATATGATCCCTTATATTAGTGTAGAAGATGCTGATGATTATTTTGAAGAAAAAGTAAATACTATATTATGGACGGAGACTGATCCTGCTGAAAAATTGAAAGCATTAAAAGATGCGACTAAAAGAATTGATCGTCTCAATTTTTCAGGAGAAAAAGCTGATCCTGACCAAGAACTTCAATTTCCTAGAGGAATTGATATTTTAGTACCAGAAGATATACAAAAGGCATGTTGTGAAATAGCTTTCAAGTTGTTAGATGGAATTGATGTAGATATGGAAGTTGATAACTTACAAGTAGAACAACAATCTTACCATAGCGTGAGAACTTCATATAATAGAGAACATATTCCAGAATATCTTCGAGCCGGAATACCTAGTGCATTGGCTTGGAGTTATTTGGTTCCTTATTTAAGAGATCCAAGAGAAATTAAGGTGAATTAATGGGTAAAAGATTACCATTTTTTCCTACTTCCATTTGGGATGGTTCCGGAGAAAATAGACCTGCTCCAGTGGAATTAATTGACAGTAGTCCTGATTTCGATGATTGGGATCAGATGACTGCTGAAGTTATTTCATTAGAAGTTCAAGTAGGCGGTCTTTTAGTTTCTACTAATCTTGAGGAATGGCAAGATTTTTCGTCTCTTTCTAATAATTGGACAAATAAAACTGGATATACTGCAAGTTATAAGAAGTGGGGAAGCTTAATAAAAGTTAGAGGCGCAGTTGTTCCAGGTACCATTACTGATGGGACGACAATTACTACTCTTCCAGTTGGTTTTAGACCGGCACATATATTAAGTTTTCCTGTTGTTGGAAGTGAAGTAGACGCAGAAGATGTGAATGCAAAAGTAGTCATTGGCACGGATGGTACAATAAAGATTTATAATCTAACTAGCACTACTGTTAGTATAGATCTGTCAACAATTATTTTCTTTGATGATGAATGAGGTTTTAGTATGATTTTTAATCAGTTATTGAAGAGTCGGTGGGTTAACATTTATGAAGATCCTCCTGAAGAAGAGGATAAAGGTGAGGAGGAAAAAAAGGAGACCCCACCTGTAATTGATGATGAAGATAAGCCAGTTCACAGCCAAAAGAGACTTAATAGTATTATGGCTGAAGAAAAGCGTAAATATAATAAAGAAAAAGATGCTCTTATTGCTCAACTTGGAGAACTTAAGAAGAGCAAAGGTTTAAGTGAAAAAGAGAAGTCTGATTTACAAGCTAGAATTGAAGCTCTTGAAAATTCTAAGCTTACTACAGAGCAGCTTGCTGCTAAAGATAAAGACAAGCTTATTAAAGAGCGTAAGGAAATCGAGGAACGACTTACGAAGGAACGTGATACCTGGCAAAGCCGATATACTCAATCTACTATTGAGCGAGCCATATTGGACGCGGCAGGGACTAATGACGGATATGACCCAGAACAATTTATTGCGATTCTGGGGCCTAATACTCGTTTAGTCGAGGGACAGGATGAAGATGGCAATCTGACAGGTGTCTTCATTCCTTCTGTTAAATTCAAGGATGTTGATAAGGAAGGGAAACCTATTACTCTGGAATTGTCAGTTCCAGAGGCCGTAAAACGGATGAAAGATATTTCGCGTTTTGCGAATTTATTCAAATCCGGTGCTACTGGTGGCTTGGGCGCTGGTCGCGATGGTGGAGCAGCTGAAAAGAAATCTGTGAAAAATCCGTATTCTTTGTCTCCTGCTGAATTTCGCGAGTGGCGTAAGTCTCAGGGAATTAATTCCAAACAATTTCGATAATAATAGAGGTTAAGATGTATACTTTTCTGAAGACAGTTGAATTCACGTGCCACGAAAATACTGTGGACGCTTTTAATCCACAAATGTGGGCATCATTTTTTTACCCCTCTTGCTAGTGATAGTAAGATGAAAAGCGTGCTATTTGCTGGAAACTCCTCTTGAATTTTGCAAAATTCAAAAAGGCTAACATCACTCATTAGGTAACAAAATGTTAGTATGGGACAATCAGCAGGCAACCAGTTGGTTCATTGGTATTCTTGAGGCTGAAGGACATTTTAATAAAAGAGATAAATGTATTGTAATAACTAACACAGATAGTGATATAATCAATGAATGTGTTAGGTATTTGAATTCTTTATTGTTGTTTCCTATGGAAAGCCAAGAAAAATTGTCTAGTGGTAAAATATCCTATATAATTAGGATACCGACCACTGAGACTAAATTGCTTTATTATCATATTATTAATAAAATGGAATGTCGGACACAAGAATACCAAAGAATAATGGGTGCCTCAGAGACTATACGCACGCCAACTATTGATCTGCATTGGCTCATTGGACATTGGGAAGGTGAAGGTTGTTTGTCTTTGAGTAGACAACAACGTATTAAAAATATTCACTATCTACCTGAAAGCAAAACTGTTAATACTAATCATAATATGATTAGTAAAGTTAGAAAAACTTTGAATTCATTAAATATTCCATATTATATAAAGGATTATGATGGAGTGTTTCCACGTAAGCCTTACCAGAGACTTACTTGTACAGGAATGAAACGTTGTAATTATTTTTTAGAAGCTACAAAAGATTTGTGGAGATCTTCTAGAAATATAAAACGTTCAAAGTTGCTTTCAGATTTTATTGATAGTAGATTAAGTAAATCTCAATGTGAACCATATACTGAGCTAGAGCATGATATTTATTATCAGCTTAAAAGATTAAATAGTTGATGAGATAGTCCGAGCTTGCAGCGAAACTGCAAGAAAATAGCAGAAATGACTATTTCCTTTGATTTGAAATCAAAGAGTAACAAAACTGACAAGAATCCCTTGCGATTCTAGAAGAAAACATGGTGGCGGCTCAGCTTATCCATCGTGATTTTTCTGATATAGTTCAACAATTTGGTGATACTGTTAATACCCGTCGTCCGGGTGAATTTGTTGCCAAGCGTAAAGGCAATGCTGATGAAGTTACTATTCAAGACGCAACTGCAACTAATGTTGCTGTGAAGCTTAATCAATGGGTTTATACATCATTCATGATTAAGGATGGTGAAGAGAGTAAGGCTTTCAAGGATTTGGTTGCTGAGTACATGGCTCCTGCCATGCTTGCTCAGGCTCGACATGTTGATCAAGTTATTCTTGGTCAATATGCTCAATTCCTTGAAAACAATTTCGGTTCCTTGGGTGGCTTGACACCTTCGACTGCTAAGACTTATATTCTTGGCACGCGTAATGTTATGAATAAGAATAAGGCTTACATGCAGAATCGCAACCTTATTCTAACGCCGAATAGTGAAACTTCTATACTTGGACTTGACTTATTCTTGGCCGCTCAGGATGTTGGTGATAATGGTACAGCTTTACAAGAGGCTGCTTTGGGTCGAAAGTTAGCATTCGATATGTATATGGCCCAGAATATGGCCACTGTGCTTACAGGTAATACCACTTCACTTGGTGCACTGAATGAGGCTGGTTCAGTTGGTGAAACTGTATTGGATGTTGACGGTTTCACTGGTGCTGTTAGCACTGGTGGATGGTTAACGATTGCTGGTGATGATACCCCATATCGTGTTGCTGCTCATACTGAGACCCTTGGTAATACTACACAGATTACTTTGCATACTGGTCTTCGTTATGCTGTACTTGATAATGCTGTTGTTACTTTCTATGTGCCAGGTGCAATTAATTTCGTGGCTGGTTATGATGAGGGGTATGACAAAGAGATCGTTGTAGATGGTTTCACTGTTGCTCCTCAGGTAGGTCAATTAGTTAGCTTTACTAATGACAATGCCACTAGCCCAATTTATACTATTATTGGTGTAACTGGTTTGGTTGGCATTACTTTGGATCGGCCTTTGGAGGCAGATATTGCTAATAATGATGAAGTTAATATCGGCCCAGCCGGTGAATATAATCTTGCATTCCACCGTAATGCTATGACAATGGTTATTCGTCCTCTGGCTGCACCTAAGGAGGGGACTGGTGCTCGTTCTACAGTTGTTAATTACAATGGACTGTCAATGCGTGCGACTATTACTTATGATGGTCGTAAGCAAGGGCACTTAGTCACGCTTGATATGCTTTTTGGTATCAAGGTTTTGGACGAAAATCTTGCTGCTGTTATGTTTGGTTAACTTGTTCAGGGTGTCTATGATTTTGAATCATAGACACCCTGCATCTTGAGGGCTTAAATGTGCAGATTAAGCTAAGTGAACAATCGGTTACGAACATTGTTTTGTTCATTGTGGCTTATTTAATTGCAGGAACGGCATTTGTAATCAATATGCACAATCGTGTAAATGATAATAGTATTAGGTTTGGATTCATTAATGAATCTGTTATCAAAGTTGTTAATAATTTAGATTCAATTAGGCAATCGACACATGATGGTAATACTCAGATTCAGATTTTGAATACTAAATTTGAAAGTTTTATGCGTATTCAAGCTGAATTTAGGGATGATGTAAAAGCTCAATTAAAGGATCTTAAAAAATAGGTGTTATATGTTAACTAATCAATTGAGCTTTATAAGAAAAACTATTTATCAACTCAAAAGGAGATATGGATTTCCTCTTGATTTATATGCAATTGACTTTGGTAATATGAAAATTGATAGAGGAACTGGTCAAAAAGAAGTCCCTAAGATAAAGTACCATATAAATAGAGCAATAGTAATCCCGAATCAACTTGCTCGGAAATTTGCATATGATTTAGCATACTTAGCTGGTGCAACACAACATTTCACTTATGGTGCTTTTTTTGATGAAGATCAAAAAACAATAATAATAGATATTAAAGACTTACCAAAGAATTTGAAGTTAACTCAAAATAATTTTATAATATATGATCATAAAAGATTTCAAATCAAAATCATAATGGAAGCTGAGCATAAGCAAGCATATATGATTATAATGACACATGCTCCAGGTGCAAGTCCATTTGAAATACATACTTTATTAACAATCCAGAAATTTAAACCAGAACAACAAGCAATTGGTAATTTGGTAATTGAAGTAAATCTTTCATTTGATTCTGTTAATAATATAGAATTGGAAGATGAACTTATACCTCCATAGTGGTGTGAAATGATAAATCCTAATTGGCCTCGTTGGGTATTTGCTTCTGTCTCAAAGCATTTTATAGATATTATTGAAGCAACAGATACTAAAGTATATGTAGAAGGTGATGATAGAAATACAAATGAATTCAAGACTTTTATAGAATTTCGAATGGATGGGCCAACTGAGAAACGTCTTACCAAGATAGAGTCTGATCTTAGAATTGAAATTAGTCTGCTTGTTACCACTATGAAAGATGACAAGGATGCCCATATTCTTGAGAGGTATATAGGTAATGCTTCTCTTGGTTTTACAACCGGTATTAGTGTATTTAGGTTTGGTGACAGTCCTGATCCCGAGAATCCTTTATTTGAAGGTTGCTTAACTTTAGAGACAGAATCAAAACGCGCGTTAATCATTTCCAAATTTGGATTGGTGCAAACAGATTTACCTGTATTGCAAGCAACTTTAAATGCTTTTTACTCAGGTAGATTTGTTAATAAACCATAAGGGAGAAGTTAATGGCTGTCATTGATATGAAAAACGTGAATTTTTTATTGGAAGATGGATATTCCGGGCCTGGTGGGACACCAGCAATTAATAATGGCGGTGGTTATAGCACTGGTGCAACTACCATTACAGTTGATGGATTTACTGGAGCAGTTGCAAATGGTGATCGATTTACTATATTTGGTGAAACAGGTACTCCTGAGCATTCTGTTACTTCTCATATTGAAACATTAGGGAATACTACTAGTATAACATTTACACCTGCATTAGTTAGTTCTGTTGCAGATGATGCTGCCCTTACTATATTACCACATCAACTTGATGCTAAAGTCGGTGAAGGTAATTTAACTTATGATGAAAAACGAACTTTCAAATACTTCTTAGATCGTGGGCGTCTTGATACCGTTCGTGAAGAAGATGAACAACCTATGGATGTTAAATTTGATTTTAATTGGGAGTTTTTAAAGTCTAGTACAGGGGAGCCTATAACTATTGAAGAATTCATGAAGAGAGAAGGCCCTGCGGCAGATTTTGTTACATCTGGGGATGATGTTTGTGAACCATATGCAGTTGATATAAAATTAGTTAATGAACCGGGTGGTAGTTGCGGGGACTCTGAAACTATTATTTTGCCAGAATTTAGATGGGAAAGTTTGGCACATGATGCTAAGGCAGGTACGGTATCTATTACTGGTAAATGTAATACTACTCGTGCTATTTTGAGTCGAGGCTAATATTTAGGTGCTCCATTAATCGAATTAATGGAGCACCTATATTTTGATTTTGAGGAAATTAAATGAAAATTTTTGGAAAGCAACTTAAAGGTCCTAATGTTGAGTCTGTCTATATTCCACGTGGCGATGATATTATAGAAATCAAAGCTCAAGCAATCTTAGATGACAGTGAGTTCAATAAAATTTGCCCGCAACCAATACCTCCTAAGAAGATGATTCCTAGGCAGGGCGCTGTTCCTGATTTAGATGACAAATTTTATAAATCTTCTTTAGATGATTATGCTAAGAAGCGGTCTTCTTGGATATTTATTAAATCTCTTGAAGTTACTCCTGGTCTTGAATGGGAAAAAGTAAAATTAACTGATCCCAATACTTGGAATTTATATAGAGAAGAATTAATTGACTCTGGTTTTAGTACAAATGAAATAAATATTATTTGGAATTGTGTATTGGCTGCAAATGCTTTGGATGATAATAAGCTTGAAGAAGCTAGGAAACGTTTTTTAGCTATGCGCCAAATGAGGGAAGGCAACTTGTACTCCCAAGAGGCAGAACCACTCAATACTCAATCTGGCGTGCTTGTGAACGGATCGGTATAAGACCTCCTGGCATTGATTTCGAATCATTTGATGAATTAAATGTTATGGCTCAGGCTCTTGTTTTGGGATATCATCAAATAAGGGAGTTGGAGGAGTATCATTTACAAGCACAATTAGCGAAATTTGGGGCACTTAGAATATGAGGATAGCCCGGTTGATTTGAAATCAATCGGGCTATTTTCATATTGGGGAGTGA